TCTTTTTTACCAAGACCCATGATAGCAATTTCTTTTAATACGGCTGCATCTGCTGCATATCTATCTGGATTACTTAATACTCTATATAATTGTGGCATTGTAAAAGATCTATCTGATCCACCAGCACCACCTAATTTTCTAAATAAATATGATTTTTCTGCAGAGCTAAATGTAATACCTGCCATTAAATCATTTTCTTCCTCTTCGTCACCACCGGCTTCAACGTCAACAGTCATGATACCTACTTCTGCTTCTTCTGGTTTAGTACCAAACTTTAATCCTATTCTACCACCATTAGCTTCTTCTATTCTATTAATGTTAGCACCGAATCCTGTAGTTGTATCTCTAAACATTCCTGACATAGATTCATAGTCTGATTTCTTAATCATTTTTGGTCCTGTTTCTGTCATGATCATTATCATTTCTTCAGTGCTTGTATCTGGTATAATCTCCTCCAGTAATTGTGTTTTAATCATTTCGTTAGCACCAGACTCAAACCCTATTCTGCCACCATCTTTTACACCACCAAAGAAGTTAGTTAAATAACCTGCGTACTCTGCTTTTTTTTCGTCTGCTTGTGCTTGGTTATAATCTTCTTCAGTTAGCTCAATACCTGCATCGTTAGCTAATGCCAAAGCTTCTGCGTAGGAAGCTGCAAAAGTTATTGCTCCCATTACTGCTGCTTTATCTATAGAACCATCTTTATTTGTAAACATAGCTTTACCAAATTTTTTAGCTCCATCTTTAATAGTATTACCTATTTTACCGTAGTCTTGATTACTGACTCCATCAAATAAATTTTTTAAAAATCCAGGTTCTTTAGCTACTGTAGTTTTATTTATAATAGAGTCTTGTATTATTCCAACACCATCAGCTCCACCTGTAACCATATCAATACTTGTTTCAGGAACATATGATAATTCACTAGCTAACGCTTTTGTTGGAGCATCCTGTATTACTCCCACACCATCTGCGCCACCTGTTGCCATGTCAATTCCTTGAACACCTTCAGTTCCTCGGTTCGAGAAAAACTTACCAAGACCAGTATCACTACCTAAAGGAGAACTAAATCCACTTGTAAATCCGCTAGGTGTAAATGCACCACTTGTAAAAGGATTACCTTGAAAACCTGCGCCACCTATATATCTAGCTGCTTGGCCTCCTCCATATGTTAGTGCACCTCTTTTTAAAGAATTACCAATACTTCCTGTTTGATCAAAACTGCCAAGTCCTGCCATTGCCGCTGCAACTGCCGGGTTAAAGGGTGCAACAAAGGGTGCTGCTTTGACTGCTATATCTGCTACTTCATTGGGTATAATTTTTCTAACAAATTTTTTAAGCTTACTACCTAAGCCAAATTTTTCTCTAGGTGCGACTTGCATTATCCCGCCGTCTGCTCGTAATTGTCTGTTCATTAAAGATCTAGATATCGCCATAATTTAAATATATTTATACTGTTAAGCAGGCGTAGAAATCCTGTAAATATGATACTTTATTTGATTTTTTTACTATCGTCAACCGATTTGACAGGTCTTCCTGCTTGCCATAAATCATCTCTAAATCGACCTTTATAACAATACTCTCCAACGTGAGTTATAGGAGCATCTATGTAAGCGTACACCTTACCACCTATATCCGTCCATCTTTGACAGAATCCAAAGTCTTCTCCAAAATATCTTTTAGTTTTAGGGTCATGTAATGTGTCAAATAAATTGTACATATTATCTTTTTTAACCTCTTTACCATTAATATTGGTAGGCTGATATATTTCTAAATGAGGATATTCTTTAATCATTTTCTCAAATACATTTCTTTTAATCAACATACATCCAGTTGGGGCATGAGTGAGCTCCATTAATCCTTTGTCCACGGTTATTGAATTAGGGTCCTCTACTTTAACAGGATAAGTAAAACCTGCTGTAGCCAAGTCTTTTTCATTACTAATAGCATCTTCTTTAGTGTTAAGTCTTCGCCATATTTTATCCCAACTTAAAAGTTTCATAGGATAAGGTAAGCTAATTATATCTTTATCAAACTCTAACATTTTAAAAATAGGCTTGTGATCAAAATCAATGTCAGAGTCTATAAATAATAAATGAGTATATTTATCTTCGTGATTTAAAAATTCTGCTACACATAAGTTTCTACCTTGTGTAACTAGGGATGATTTAAGTAATGTAAAACTACATTGTATTCCTTCATTAGAACACGCCATTTGAAACTTTAACACCGCTTGACAGTAATGCATACTAACATCACTATGACAAGGAGTGCATACCATTATCTTGTGAGGTGAAGTACCTAAGTTTATTTCTACCATTTTATTTTCTACCTTATTGGTTTTAATTGTTTGATAGGTATCATCATTTGCTGTTTCGGTTTTATCTACGTTAAACCATATTGGTTCATTTGGCTTTGGCATTAAGAGCTCCTTTTAAAAATGTTGTCCACGCAGATGCTTGCTTAGGCCAAGAATAATATATCTGAGCGTAATTAGCTTGAGTGGTTAAATGACTATGTATTTGTGGTTCGTGTAATGTTTCTGCTGCAGCAGCAATACCATAAGCAAACTTTTCTGCTAACGCTTTGTAATTACTGTCATAAGGAATATACATTGGAAACTCTGCTCCTGTTTCAAACAAAGCTCCATAATCGGTCACTATACTATATAAACCCGCAGACATTGCTTCTAATAAAGAAATACAGGAAGTCTCTTCAAAAATACTAGGATAAGCATACATATTATACTCTGGTAAATGTTCTCTAATATATTCATTTGGTTTATAACCAATGTAATTTACATTAGCTAAAGACTCCGCTTGGTCATATAATGCTTTATAGTGATAATCATTTTGTTCATGAAACTCTTTACCATATACCTCACATGAAGAATAAACATCTAATGTAATTAATGGGTTTTTAATTAATTGCATTGCACCAAGTAAAACAGATAATCCTCTCCAGGGCGTGTTCTGATGAATTATTTTAATAGGTTTACCTTTTTCATAATGTGGAGATTGTTTTATTTTTTCAACTCCATTTTTAATAACCACACATTTTTCAGTGGGAATACCAAACATCATTCTAAATTTTTCATAATTCCAATGAGAATTAAAAACATACCAATCATATTTGTGATGATTAGCTTTATTTTTAAACCACGGATATAAATTAGGCTGGTCATAAGAATTTTTTTGCCAAAGTATATTAAGTTTATTGGGATCGATAGGAACTTTACCTGGTACACTAGTGCAAATTTGTACTTGATCTAATAAATTTTTATCTACGTATTGATGTAGAAAACCTAGTTGTAATTCAGTTCCGCCTTTAGGGTTTTGATTTCTTATTTTCATTCATAACTTTCTGGAAAACATCCAATCCTTTCGGGGAAATTTCAACTGTAACATCAGTTACAATGTCAGGACCCTCTACTTTCTCTTTAGACGTTTCGCCTGTTTTTGTGTTTCTATAAATTGTTACTGTTGTACAATCTATTTTATGTATATTATCCGTTTTCATTCTCTCTGTTTATAAGCGCATAGCTAACCACTACTTCAAGTTTATCGGCTGTTTCTGCTTGAACTTTTATAGCATCTCCTGCTTCTAAATTCAACCCCTGTTCTGTGGCATTGACTGTACTTGTAGCAGGTATATCTTTTCTAAAAAACTCTACATTTGTACTAGCAGAGGAATCCCTTAAATCACAATTAACTAATACAGCTCCTGTACTATTATTAGATACATACACAGATTTTATAATGGCCACAGCTGATATTGATATATTCAAAACAGTTGTCATAGCCGTTCCGTCTAATATTTTAGATGCATTTTTATATTGTATTGTCATGATAAAAAGTAATTAAAAGCGTCTTGTTCGTTTTTTAAATCTTCTTGAAAAGAAAAATTAAGTTGTTGTTTCATAGTAGTCATAGACTCAATAATTTGTCTTTGATTTTCTACGTCATATTCTTGTTTTGGTTCAGGTATATAATTAGTTAATTTAGCCATTATTTTCTAGTTTTATCTACACCTTTTATTTTGCCTTTATTCTTTGAAGCATAGAATACAGTTTTACCTTTTTTCTTACCGTACCTGTCTTTCATAGATTTCATTATTTTTTTACCTTTTGTAGTAAGTGGCATGTTATCTCCTTCCGTCTGGTTGAGCATCCATTCTAAAACTACCATAACGCCAAGTTTCACCTGCAGCATCATTTTCTATTTTTAAAGATAGTAGTCTTCCTCTCGCTCTAGTATCTACTTTATCAGTAGTGGTTGTTATTGTAAAGGGACCTAAAGGGGAACCAGATTGAACATCGGATGGATAATCGGATATAAACAAAGTTACTTTAGAGTTTCCCACTAAAAATTTATAGTCTGGCATAAATCTTCTCATTGACATAAATAGTTCACCATCATCAATATCAAAATCTCCAGATCTAATAAAAGCATTAATTGAAGTTCTACCTGAACTATTAACCTGATCATTTCCTACTTCATGAGCATAGTATATAGATGCTCCGTATAAATTTGTAATTCCTAAAATATCTGGAAACACTGGAGTAGTGGTTGCTTCATAGTCCGTTGCATAAGGTTTGACAAACACACCCTGATCAGCGTAAGTAGTTCTATCTAATGATGAAGTGGTCCAAACATTTTCTTGATAATTATACGTTACACATCTGTCAATTTGGTCAGATCCATCTTTTGGATAAAACCAATTTACTTCAGTATATAAAGAATTTGGTGAAGAAAAAATTACATCAGATGAATTAAAATTAAGACCTAAATTTCCATTTTGTGTTGTAAAGACAAAATCTTCAACTAAACAAGGAAGAGCTTTAACAGTACCATCATACATAAAAAATCCGCCTTCATTAGACATCCAATATATAGCGCCATTAACATAAGAAGCTGCATGTTGTCCTATACATCCACAGTTTGTGCCAACTTGTCTAACACTAAAAGTAAAAGGCGGACCAACAAATTGAATTACATAGGCAGCGTTATCTGTTAAAACAAAAACATAATCTTTACCTTGTAAAGCTGCTCTAATTTCATTACCAGTATCTAATCTAAAAGTACCTGCAGTATTGGTAGCAGTAGGTAGATAAGTGTTTAAATTCTCTTGATTAGAAAATCGTACAAACATGGGATCTTGTGTTGTGACGTCACCAATAGTTGTTTCAGTTCCAAAATGAAATAGGTGCCTATCTCTATCTGAAACTAATGTAAATCTACTTGCTGTAGGGTTAGCGGTTGTTGCAAAACCTGATGTACTTAAAGATGCTCTTATACCTCTAGCTCCAGAGGCTCCTGCATTCCATGTAAAAGTTTTGCCATTAAATATTGTAGCAACTAAAACTTCACCAAAATTATCAAGACTCCAATTTCCTGGATCCAGAATCACATCACTAGTTGCACTTTCAGTTCCCCATGTGCTAGATCCCCATAAGTCCGTACCCCAACCATAACCTACAGTTTGAAAAGTAGGTCCAACTTCAACATAAGGATTAACAGTTGCAGCACCAGCTGCAGTCATACCTGTTCCTCCTTCATTCCTAGAAGCTAGTACAGTAAACTTGTCTACATCCGGAGTTGTTTGTATTTCATAAACTTGTTGTAATTCTGTTGGTGTATAATCTGAAGCACCTGTAACAGTTACAGCAGATAATGTTACATACCTTCCTTTAGCTAAACCATGAGATCCTTTATTTATAGTTACAGTATTTGAACCATTAACAGTTGTTATAGTGCATCCTGTAATCGCTGTATCTAAAGGAGTAATGTCAAAAAAATCATTACCATAATATAAAAATAAACCTTGAGAAGTACCAACAGCAGCATAACGTTCGCCTGCCAATGAAGTCCAAGTTAATTGTGCTCTTGCTGCTCCTGGTAAAGTTAAAGATGCAGCAGTTAGTTGTTCCCAGCCACCTATTTTTTCAGGTGCGGTATATCTAAAACGTACAAAGTCACCATCTACCCATTGTCCAGGAAGAGCCGAAGGTACGCTTTGTTTATTAAAACCAGGTGCAAAATCTACTTTTTTTAAGGCCATAATTGTGTTATATAATAATTTTATAGAGAATGAAAGATACAAATATATATGTTTTTTAAAAATAAGTTAAAGGTATTATACAATTCTTCTTTTGAAGAAGACCACATAAAGAATTGCATTAAGAAAATGCCTTATAATTTACCTACTTACTTTAAAAATATACCTCATCAAATGTTTAATCCGGAGTTAAAAAAATTCTTACCGTTTTTAAGAACTGTAAAAACTTGCCCTGGTTATGTAAATCTATTTAAACACTCATTATTAATATGTAATCCTGTTGATTCATATATTCAATTTAATGATCATGGAATTGAATTTCAAAAACATGGTGCTTATAATGATGAGAAAGCTTTTGCACACCCAAATGATCATCTATTAAAGTATGTCCCTAACAAACATAATTACAAATTTATAATAAAATACTGTCTTCCATTTTCTTTTAAATCTAATGTTGCTTATATCTCCATGGATCCAGGGTATCATTTTAGTGATCATAAAACTTTTCCAGGTATTGTGCCCTCTAATTGGTTTAATGAATATAATATATTTATACCCATACATAAAGATCAAGAAGAGTTGTATATAAAAGAAGGAGAGCCTTTAAGTATTATTGTTCCATTGACTGAAAAAAAGGTATCCTTGAAATTTAAAGAAAGACCCGCTAATATAATAGATAAAAGTATTGGTTACAGATTTAGTAACTTTAAAAAATTTCTTAGAAAGGACACATGGAAACTAGATCAGAATTAAATAAAAATGCTTTTGATATTTTATATGAAGAAGAAGCAAAAGAATCGGCTAAATATATTAAACCCTATATATCAGAAGCCATTATAACAGATGGTGGATGGTGGGACAGTGCTGTTTCTAAAATAGAAATAGAAGGACTATGTTTAGAATTAGGAGTTTATACAGGAACAAGTATTAATTTTTTTTCAAAAAACAAACCTGAAAAAATTTGGTACGGGTTTGATAGTTTTGTAGGTTTTCAAGAAGACTGGAAAGGAGGATATTTTTCAAAAGGATATTTTTCTTTAGATGGAAAATTACCTAAAGTTAATAATAATGTTAGATTAATAATAGGATATTTTAAAGATACTCTTCCAGGTTTTCTAAAAGGAATGGATAAAAATATTTCTTTCCTGCATGTTGATTGTGACACTTATGAATCTACAATAGAAGCTCTTAATATAATAGGTTCGGAAAGATTTGTTCCAGGCACAAGAATTTTATTTGATGAATACATTAGTTATATAGGCTGGAGACATGGTGAATTTAAAGCTTGGCAAGAGTTTGTAAAAAATAATAATATAAAATATAAATATGAGTTGTTTGGACCCAGACAAGCACTAGTAAAAATTGTTTAGTAATTTATGAAAATAGAAGATTCAATAATGATGTACCACAAGCAAGTACCTGATTATTTTTGTAAAAAATGTATACAATATATTAATAAATTAAATACTAAACACATGGCACATGGTTTAGATCACGTGTTACCAAATTACAGACAAGTTGTAGGACATACACTTACTAAAAAAACATTTTCGGATAAGATTTTTTTTAAAAAAATTTCTGATGAAATATTAAACTTTTATCCTACATATAAAATGATGTTTCCTCAACTTAAAGCTAACAAAATTAATCAAATAGATCTTTTAAAATATGAATCTAACGGTAATTATGATTATCATATTGATGACCATGCAACTGCTCCTCGATCATTAAGTGTTATTATAAATTTAAATGAAGATTATGAGGGAGGAGATTTAATTTTTGGAAATCAATTTTTAAATAACGAAATGAAAAGGATAAAGTTAAAGAAAGGAAGTATTGTTTTTTTCCCATCTAATTTTTTATACCCTCATAAAATTGAACCTATTACTAAAGGAAAAAGATATAGTATTGTAGCATGGCTGAAATAAGAAAAGATTTTAGATACAAAATTATCAGGGGTTTTTTTAATCCTTCTGAATTAAATTTATTACAAAATTATTGTTCTGGAATGTTGGATAAACCTTTTAATATTTCAAATCAAAGAACAGAGTCATCTTTTTCTATTGCATTTCCTTATGATAGTTTAATGGAAACATGTTTACGAATTAAAAAACCTTTAGTTGAAAAAGAAACTAAATTAAATTTATGTGAAACTTACTCTTACTGGAGATGGTATGGATATACCTCTGAGTTAAAAAACCATTCTGATCGACCCGCCTGTGAAATAAGTGTGACAGCTTGTATAAACAAAACTCATAATTGGCCTTTAATTATAAATAAAAAACAAGTAGAAATAGAAATAGGTGATGGGTTGCTATATTTAGGAACAGAGGATGATCATAGTCGAAAAGGAATTTATACAGGTGATGGTTTAGCTCAAGTATTTATGCACTATATAGATATTAATGGTCCTTTTACACATCATGCAAAAGATGATTATCGTATATCTTATGAAAAACAATGGGCACCCGGCGATAAACAATTATTAAAAAACTTAAAGGAAAAAAATGGAAAACAGAAAAAAAGAAATTAAAAATTTTATTGGTATATATGATAATTATATACCTGAATCAGCATGTGATGAAGCAATTAAATTTTTTGAAGAACAAAGTAACTTTAATAAAACTCTTACAAGACTTCAATTTGAAAACGCTCCACATAATATGAAAAAGGATAAACAATATTTTGCTAGTCCAGATACTATTAATGTTTGGTGGGAAAGTGTTAAAAATTTAATTGTTAATTGTAACTTAGCTTTTAATGAATATAATAAAGAGACAGGTATTGTAGATGCTTACGGTGGAAATGCTTTTCATTTTGCAGAAGTAAAAATACAAAAAACTTTACCTACAGAAGGATATCATGTTTGGCATGTTGAAAATCAATTAGGTTTTAATACAGAACCTAGAGTTTTAGTATATAGCGTATATTTAAAT